CCAGGAGTCTCGCTAGTAGCACCCATAGCCAGCCCACCAGTGCCAGTACGGAACAGACGATTCTGCAACTGTGCTAAAGCACGCTCATCTGACGGAGCAAGCAGTTCTTGCTGCTGAGTCATGTAGCGTTGTGCAGCAGCCTGCGGAGACTCTGCAACATACTGCTGTCCTAAGTTAAACAAGCCTTGAGCAGCTTGGTTGACTTGCCTCTGAAAGCCTTGCTGCTGCTGTGCCTGTTGCAGTGCACCACCGGAGATACCCAGCAGTGCCTCACGCATAGCAGCCACATCAGGAGCAACCTGATAGCCAGCACCAATCAGCCGACCACTGGGATCGTACTGAAAGCCACTACGACCAAAGCGAGTGGTGACACCTACAGGACGGAACTGAGCCTGCTGTGCAGCCATTTGTCCTGCTTGCTGGGCAGCATTAGCAGCTTGATTGGATGCATAGACATTACCTGCGGTATTAATTAAACCACTCAGTAAGTTCGTATAATTGATTCCAGCAGCAGGAGTACCACCAGCAGCATTGAAACCAGCCTGCATTGCTGAAGGAACTGTACTATTGCCGAATAAAGAAAGATCAGCCATTAGTAGGTACCTCCATCAATAGTACCATTGAAGGTTCCAGACAGGGTTAGATTCACCATCGTAGTAGTTCCTGTATGTGCTCCGTTGTTAGAATCAGGCTTAGAAGCAACTGCGGAAGCAATATTGTTGTATTCCGTATCAATTTCTGTGCCCTTGATGATCTTAGCGGGGTTACCAGAGACAAGACCATCCTTAATCGCAAAGTTAGTTGTTTTCGTGTAATTGCTCATTACCTCGTCTTCCCTACTTTAGTAAATACATCAAGTTTCTGGATTGAGATTGGTCGGGTGTTCACAGTTGTCTCAAAACCCAACTGAATAACCTTACCTGATCCACCAATATTGATGATCTTGTTGTCAAATGCAGAACCACCGTATTCACCGATGTTGTACTCTGCAATATTGTACTCTGCTACAGCAGCATTAGCCAGTGAGAACTGTCTACTGTTCAAAATGTCACTGTAGTCGTAACCGAACTTAAGAATAACAGGATAACCCTGTCCACCGATTGTTGTGATTCCCACCTTCTTCATGATCTTCAGGGCCGTAGGCACACCGAAGTCAAAGTAGTTAGTGTAATACTTCATTACATAAGTATCGGTATTGTCTTTGTAGGTATCGTACTTAGCAATGTATCCTAGTTTACCCATTAACAAGTCTTTGTTACGGGTATAGCACAGAGCAGAAGGAATGGCACCATCCCAAGTTGTTGCCCTAGCAGCCCCGTTAGGCAACTGCATCCGTAAGTCAAAGCAGTAGACAACATTTGTTAACGGGAAGGTTATGATGTAAAAACCTTCTTTGTCAGAGTGTGCTGCCTTGATGTTGATTGCTGTTTCAATCGACATTGCAGCCACCAAGTCATCCCGCACATTGGCACTGATGTCCCGCAGCGGAGCAGACTTCTCTTGGATTGTTCGCATCAGTGACTTCACGCCACTGTCCGACAGGAAATACACATCTGAGCCCGTTGTTACCACAGAGTCCCGTGCAAAGCACCCAACACCTGTGATAGCGTCTTGTAGGCCCATTGAGGCAGGTTCCTGGGCATTGTTGTAGATCAGGATTTGCCTACGACCAAACACGATCAGGAAGCCGTTATGAGCCGCTAGAGCCACAATCTCATCTGCACCAGCAGGCCATACTTGGCTCAGGTCTAAAGTGCCTGCTGTGCCCGTAGACAGTACATGACCTGCAAGCAAATCAGAGAACTGTATGGTTGTCTTGTTTGTAGTATTCGTGGCAGACCATGTACGACCATAGGCACTGATCACACAGTTGTTGTTTGAGACGGTACCGACATAGCCAGACTTCTCAGACACACGCCTGTAGGTCGTGGACGACACCGCAGGATCAAACACCAAAGGATCGTGACCCTCCTGATAGATGTACAGGACACCGTTCAGCGGAGCCATCTGCCAGTCATTAGCAGTGATCGTAGGGGCTGTACCGCCACCACCGTAGGTTAGTTCAG